AGTCGAGCAGGAGGAATGGATTGAAAGTAATATCAGAATAATGATGGCAAAAAAGATGACTGGTGTTACAAGTTGGAATATAAGAAATAAAGGAACTAATTTAGATCAAAATCCCGGCACTGCATTAGGTTCATCATTAACGGCATACGGCTACGCTGGGCACTTTGACGATCCGGTGAATCCTACAAAGGATATTAATTTCGGGGCGGCGTCTGAGATATATTTCGATCCGCTTATATATCCATCAGCTAATTTATTCAATGACTATTGGAGCGGGTATATTGCTGAGATAGCGGACAAGGATAGTAAGCTATTGACGTGCTATGTTTATTTGAACGATTTGGACATTGCGAAATTGGATTTCAGCAAACCTGTATTTATTGATGGGGTGTTGTGGAGAATTAATAAGATCATGGATTACGATGCAACGAGCGGCGAATTAACAAAAGTAGAACTATTAAAGGTTATAAATAATGGCTAAGCAGGAAGTTGGTTTAAAGATAGACGTTGATGTGTCGTCAGTTGGTAATATGAAGCAGCAGTTACGGGCGGCGACTAATGAGCTGGTGGCGATGAATGAGAAGTTTGGCAGTAGCTCAAAGGAGGCTACTCAGGCAGCTCAAAGGGTAGCTAAATTAAAAGATGCTATTGGGGATGCGAAGGCGCTGGCGGATACATTTAATCCGGATAAAAAGTTCGTGGCGTTAGGTGGCGCGGTGCAAGGGGCTGTCGCAGGCTTTTCCGCTTTGCAGGGTGCTATGGGGTTATTTGGTGGTGAGAGCAAGGAAGTAGAGCAAATGCTTTTAAAGGTGCAGTCCGCAATGGCATTGCAGCAAGGGATTAGTGGAGTGGCCGGTGCGATTGATTCATTTAAGCTTTTGGCGGGTAATATAGCCACCTCAAGTTTTGCATTAAAAGCAAATGCAGTTGCTACAAATTTAGCATCCGGTGCGATGAAGCTATTTGGTGTATCGGTTGCAACAACTTCAAATGCTTTTAAAATTTTGAAAGGTGCTATTGTTGCGACAGGTATCGGGGCACTGATTGTAATTGTGGGGGAGCTTATTAATTATATGTCGGATTTAACAGATGCCACCGATGACGCTGCAAAGGCTCAAAAGAAACTTGAGAAAGCTCAAAAAGATGCTGCTGACGCTATTGAGTTGCAAAACAAAATGCTCGAAAATCAGATTGATGTTTCAAAAAGGAATACAGAAATAGCGGTAAAACGGGCGCAAGCATTAGGAAAAAGTGAGCAAGAAATAACTAAAATAACTCGTGATGGAATATTAGAGCGCAAAAAAATATTAGAAGATGATTTACAGAATAGGGGAACGAATGATGCTCAATATTTTGAGAAATTAAAAGAACTCCGCAAAGTAAATAATGAGCTTGAAGATTTTGATTTGGATGTTCAAATAAAAAGAAGAGAAAAATTAGACAAGGATAGGGCTGATAGAATTGAAAAAGAAAAAAAGAAAAAAGAACAAGATAAAATAGAAGCAGCTGAAAGAGCAAAGCTACAACAACAAGCGGATGCTGATGTGCTAAAAGCAATGGAGGAATTAGCACAAAAAGAAAGAGAAGATAGAGCTGTAATTGATCAAGAAATAAAAGAGTCAGACGAACGTCAATTCCAGATGCAAATTGAGGAAGGGCAAAGAAAACTCAAATTACAACAGGATTTTAATGCAGCCTCAATATCCGCTGAAATAGAATTACAAGATGCTAAATTTCAAGCAGCGTCTGCGGGTCTTAATGCTTTGGCTACTTTAGCCGGCGAAAATGAAAAACTTGCAAATGTATTATTTACTATTGATAAGGCATTAACGATCGCAAAAATTGTAATAGATACGCAAAGAGAAATAAGTGGTTATTTCGCGGCAAATGCTGTATTTGGATTAGCGGGAGCCGGTATAGCTGCAAAGCAATCTTTAGCCGCTAAATTAAGAGCTGGAGCGTCTATTGCAACTATTATAGCAACAACAATAGCAAAATTTAAAAGAGGCGGCGGCGGTGGTGGCGCTATTGCAGGTGGTGGCGGCGGCATTTCAACAGCTGCTCCCATTGCCCCGCAGCTTGCCCCACAGGTTACAGCCACTCAGGTAAACACAGCGGCGGTGAATCAGATGGGCAATAGAGCCGCGCGGGCTTATGTATTGAACTCAGACATTCAGAATGAACAGCAAAGAAATGCGTATATAGATAGGAACGCATCAATTGGGAATCCTTAATTTTACATAAATGGAAAAGACATTACCTGTATATAAGCTGACAATAAATGAGAATGTAGATAGCACCGTTGAGGTTGACGCGGTGGCGTTAGTGGATATGCCTGCTATTGGCGTTGGCTTCTATGCTTTTAATGAGCAGGAGTTTGAAAGCTATACGGACTACCCTAAGCAGGCGAGTGAGAATGCTAAGGTGGCTTTGAGATGGGCGGAAGAGAATGGGTGGGGTGATTGCGGCACGGCGGTAGGGAAAAAAAGAGCTAACGATCTCGCAGACGGTAGACCTTTGTCGAGGGATACGATCGCGCGCATGGCAGCTTTTGAAAGGCATAGGCAAAACTCAGATAAGGAGTTGGGCGACGGGTGTGGGCGGCTTATGTGGTTGGCGTGGGGCGGTGACGCTGGTGTTGAATGGGCGCAGCGTAAACTTGAGCAAATAGATAGGGAAAAGATGCAAGCCTTTGCGGTGGTGAATGATGAGGAGCGGGTTGTAATTGGTCCTGCAATGATTCCGGACAAACCTATATTCAGACGCGATGCAGATGGGACGGAGTATTATGTTTTTTTTACAAAGGATACGATCCGCACTATTGCGGAAAAGTTTTATCGTAAAGGCTTCCAAAATAACGGAAATGAAATGCATGATAGCTCAAAGCCTGTGGATATGGTTTTCTTTCAATCATGGATAGCAGACGAAAGTAAAGGCATCCCTAAAATGAAGCAATTTGAAAGCCTGCCAGATGGAACATGGTTTTTAGGTGCAAAGGTTAATTCAGACGAAGCATGGGCAAAAGTAAAGGATGGGACATTTAAAGGATTTAGCGTTGAGGGTATGTTTGATATGATGCCTATTAAAATGCAAATGAAGATGACAGAAGAAGCAGCCGCAAAGGTTGTAATTGATCAGTTAAAAGAACTTTTGCAAAATGTCGACTAATCTGCAACAGATTCCACAGGGGCTAATAGGCGCAAAGCCTATCATTGATTTCATTGTTGAAACGGGCGGGGCTATGGAGCCGGGCGATACTGACTACCAAAATTCATCTTTTATCTTTGCGCCGTCGGTATTTATTGATGGGCTTTTATTAACTTACGAGGTAAGAACAGATCGGAGGTATGTAAGCTTTAACGGATCCACGCAAACGATAACAATTAACGGAGGCGTGAATGAAGGTGAAAACGTACAAATATTTTTTTAATAAATCAAACCAAACAAATGAAAATTTTAGTTTTGACGCAATCCTTTAGCGGTTGCGGTTACCACAGATTGATGCTGCCAGTTTCTTTGATGCCAAAAGAAAAAGCACGAATAACGGATGTTTTCCCTGAAGAGTTTGATTACGACATTGTGAACATAAATAGGCTATGGCCTAAAGATGATCTTATTGAGCTACGCAAAAAGCATGGGTTTAAATTGGTGGTTGATGTAGATGACTTTTGGATTTTGGATAATTGGCACTTGGATTTTGATACGTACAATAAGCATAATGTCGATGGGCGTATTATAAAGCATTTGAAAGAAGCGGATCTGGTTACGTGTACTCATGAGCGGTTAGCGGAAAAGGTTTACTATCACAATAAGAACGTAGAAATACTACCAAACGCAATCCCTTACGGCCAAAACCAATTTACAACTGAGCGTAATGCTTCTGATTTGGTGAGGCTTTTTTGGGCGGGCGGTATATCGCATGAAGAAGATTTGAAGATATTAAGACCCATTACAAAGAGGCTATTGAATAGTGATTTAAAGGATAAAATTAAAATGGTTGTGGGCGGTTATTCAGATAGCAATATAACGGAGCAAACGATATGGAAGAAGATGGTCAGCTACTTTACAGCGGATGCGCTTTTGCCAAATATGGCTTATAGGGGTTTACCTGTATTTGAGTATTATCAGATGTATTTGGAAAGCGATATTAAATTGATTCCCCTTCGCAAAAGTACCTTTAATGGGTATAAATCTAATCTCAAAATACTTGAAGCGGCGGGTAAGGGTATACCTGTGATTGTTTCAAAGGTGGATCCGTATTTGGGCTTTCCTACTGATATCGTGTATTATGAGAACTGGGAAAAGAATATCCGGGCGCTTGTTGAAGATAAGGATTTAAGGGAGGCAAAAGGTAGGGCACTGTTTGAATATTGTAACGAGCATTACAATTTTGATAAGATAAACGAAAAGCGGAAAGCATTGTTTCAAAGTTTGTGTTCATAGTTTAGTTTAGTGTTTTGATTTCCCCCTTCTTTTTTAAGTGGGGGTTTTTTATATCTTATTAATTATCAATTACTTACAAAGCAAAATATCCATAAATATTTGTTTTGGTATGTAATTGATATGAATCCGATCGAATTATTACAAAAAGTTAAAGCGCTGGTATTTGAAGATCAAATGCCTGCTGCTCCTGCGGTTGAGCCTGCTCCCGTAAAAAAAGAATTTGGCGGTTATATGCTTAAGGATGGTACAGAGGTTTACATTGATAAATTAGAGGTTGGTGGTGTGGTTTCTGTTGAAAAGGAAACAATGGCACCTGCTCCCGTTGGTGAGCATGAGCTTGCAGACGGCACCATTATCGTACTTGGTGAAAGTGGTGTTATCAGTGAAATCAAACCCGCTGCTGCTCCTGAGGCTGAAGAGCCTGCCTCCGAAGATTTAGGCAAAAAGTACGAAGAGAAATTCTCTTCTTACGATGCTAAGTTCGCCGCTTTGGAAAACGAAAACGTAAATCTCAAAGCTGCTTTCTCAAAGTCTGAAGATGCTATCAAAGGTTTATTTGAGTTAGTTGAAAAGCTCGTAAAAGAGCCAACAACTGAGCCAACTGAGCCTGTAAAAAGCGGTTTCAAATTCGGCAAGCAAGTAGATAACAAAGAAGAAAAATTAAATAGTATTATTAACCTTTTTAAATAGAAAACAAAAATGGCATACAATGTAACGGGCTTAGCCGCATATACTAAGCAAAACGTGGATCTGCTGGTTAAGAACTCAGTTTTTGAAGCCAGAACACAAAAGGAAATCCTTGCGCTCGGTAACGTTCGCGTAGGTGTAAAATCTTCTGAGGCTATTGGTAGAATGGATACTGATGTATTCTTTCAAGATGATAGCGCTTGCGGATTTAACGCATCAGGAACTACTACCTTCACTCAGCGTACTTTGACCGTTGGTAAAGTGAAAGTAAACGAAATCCTTTGCGATAAGGACTTAGAACCCTACTATACTCAACAAGCTCTGAAAGCTGGTGGTGAGTACACTACTGCTGCTTTCGCTGCTGACTACACAGATCAGAAAGCTAAGAAAATAGCTGAAGCTCTTGAGGTTGCTTTGTGGACTGCTAACAGCACAGGAAGCGCAGGATCTAACGGACTTTTGAATAAGTTCGACGGTATCAAAACTTTGATCACTGCTGGTGGTGGATCGG